ATGCCGAAGAGAGCAAATTCTACAGATAGTGGGTTAGATTTGTATGTATCAGAAACAACAACAATCAAAGCAGGAGAAACAAAAGCAGTTAAAACTGACGTAGCTATTAACTTAACTCATGGATATGAGGCGCAAGTGAGACCTAGATCAGGTAAGTCGCTTAAAACAAAGTTACGTGTAGCATTAGGAACAATAGACCAAACCTACAATAAAGAAATCGGTATCATCACAGATAATATAGGTGATGAAGATATCACAGTAGAAAAAGGAGAAAGACTAGCTCAGTTAGTTGTAGCACCAGTTGTATATCCTACACCCAAGCAGGTTGATTGGTTTGAGAATGAAAGTGACAGAGGCGCATATGGAAGCACAGGAGAGTAAAGATATATACGAAAAAGTAAAAGAGGTGCTGGGGAAGTGACACAATACCTAATCACAACATTTACTGATTCATCAGGTATACAACACAAACATGTAGCAAAACTTAAAGATAATCAGACGGCAACTGTGGTTAATGCAGAGAGTAAAGAAAAGGCGATGAGGATATATGAGGAGGATAAGAATGATTAAACACATTTCAAAACTAATATTCACATTAGTAATGTACGAGTTAGGCAAATGGATTGGTAGAGAAGTTTATTACAAGTTGACTGCAAACGATGAGGTGGAAGTACCTAAGGACTTTGACGAGAATGACCATGCTCATTTAAATGAATTATGGGAAAAGGTATTCAAATGACTTGGTGGATAGTGATTATTCCAGTTATGTATCTCGTTTGGTTGTGTGTAAAGAGTAAGAACGGAGGTTAACTTAATGGATAATATATTTAACGTTGATGGTAGTAAAAGAGAAAAACCTAACATTCAGAACCAAATATATGAATTGAAATCAATTTTTCCTTTAATACTTGAAGTGGCTAGATTGAAATCTGAATATCAACATGAGAGGTTAACTAGTTTAAGACAACAAGGTTTTACGGAAGAGCAAGCATTAGAAATCATTAAAGTGGAGCGTACACCTTACGACCAATATTAAACATAAGGGGGACAATTATGTTTTATAAATCTAAGTGGATGAAATTAAAGGATTTAGTTTTTAATTTAATTTTGATGATGCAAAACGATAAAGACCGTAGTACCCATGTTAAAATCGGTGAAATTGCGGCTTTAGAAGCGATATTAAATAAAATGGATGAAATGGACGGCGGTAATGATTTTCAAAATTTAAAGTATGAAGAACACAAAAAGAGAATTAATAAAAAAGAAAACTAAGGGGAATGGAGGGTGAGTATGATAACGATTGAACGACACGATATAAAGAAATTAGAAGATTATATCAAGAACATAGAACGCTACAGACGAGAGTTAAAAGTAAGAGAGTATGAACTACTAGAAAATCACGAACCCGAGAATGTAGGAGCAGGAAAGAGTAATATACCAGGTAATCCTATTGAGAGAGAATCAATTAAGAAATTAAGCGACAATCGTTACAACAACTTACGTAATATTGTAAAAGGCGTAGATAAGCTCATTTATGAATCTGATGAAGACACACAAGACTTAATGCGCTTGAGATACTGGGAATGTCCGATAGGTTGTAGCGAGTGGGAAGATATAGCTGAATACTTTGGTACAAGTAAGACAAGCATATTAAGACGACGTGACGCAATGATAAATAGATTGGCAGAATTTATAGGTTATGTGTAAGGTGGACTTTTGAAGTGTGTAAGTCCGTTTATAATCGGTGTATTATGATATTGTAAGAATTACCTCACAAGACATAGTGTTTATCCTTTCGCACTATGGTGGGGTATTCAATATCGAAGTGATTGGACAAGTGTTTATCGTCTTTAACTAGACGTTGCGCATCCGATTGCTTAACTATCCGTCAGAGTGGCGGGTAGTTTTATTGAATCTTACAACACGGCTTCCGATAAGTTGGTATGATACTTGACATTTAATTTTTCTCCTTTACATAGTTATCCGCGAGAACACACGGGTAACTTATTTTATGTATTGATGTGACATAGAGGTGTGACATGAGTACATAAACTCAAATAAATAACAAAACATAATCATTAGGCACTGTTTATGCAGTGTCTTTTTTTATACGTCAAATAAAGGTGCTTAACCGTGAGAGTAGGTGGTAATATACGATGACTAACATGCAAAACAATGCTAATTTCGATGACTTTTTAAAGTTGAGTGAAAAACAGCAGAAGTATATAGAAATAAAGAACGAAACAGGACAAACGGATAAAACTATTGCTAAGAAAATCGGCGTCGATACTACAACGATTAGCAGATGGAAAAGGAAAGAAGGATATCAGCTAGGTTTGAAAGGGTATCAAGCATATTATCTTAGCGAGAAAACGCCACAAGCGCTTTTAACTATGACGAGATTGTTAAATGCTAGAAGTGAATTGGTAAGATTTCAAGCAGCAAAGGATATACTTGATCGTTCTGGTTATACTCCTGTAGAAAAACAACAAATAGAAACGACTGCGATGGTGCATTTCGATGATGATATCAATTAAATTATCCGAACTGTTACCTAAACACTTTCATGGACTGTGGAAAGCTACTAAGGACAAAGAAAAACTTAACATAGTAGCTAAAGGTGGACGTGGTAGTGGTAAGTCGTCTGATATATCTATCATCATTACACAGTTAATCATGCGCTATCCTATGAATGCAGTTGTAGTACGTAAGACGGATAATACATTAGCTACATCAGTATTTGAGCAAATCAAGTGGGCGATAGAAGAACAAAAGGTGTCACACCTGTTCAAAGTCAAAGTGTCGCCAATGGAAATCACATACGTACCTAGAGGGAATCGAATTATCTTTAGAGGGGCACAGAACCCTGAACGATTAAAGTCGTTAAAAGATAGTCGGTTCCCTTTTTCTATCATGTGGATAGAGGAGTTAGCAGAATTTAAGACAGAGGATGAAGTTACGACAATTACTAACTCTATGTTACGTGGTGAATTAGATGACGGATTGTTCTACAAGTTTTTCTTTAGTTACAACCCACCTAAGAGAAAACAATCGTGGGTTAATAAAAAATACGAAACCTCATTCCAACCAGATAACACATTCGTACATCATTCAACGTACTTAGATAACCCTTTTATTTCTAAACAATTTATACAAGAGGCAGAGAGTGCGAAAGAACGAAACGAACAACGTTATCGTTGGGAGTATATGGGTGAAGCGATTGGTAGTGGCGTTGTGCCGTTTAACAATTTACAAATAGAGAAGATACCTGATGAATTGTATAAGACATTCGACAACATACGTAACGCAGTCGACTTTGGATACGCTACTGATCCGTTAGCTTTTGTACGTTGGCATTACGATAAGAAGAAACGTATTATCTACGCAGTTGATGAACACTATGGCGTACAGATAAGCAACAGAGAGCTTGCTAACTGGTTAAAACGTAGAGGTTATCAATCAGATGAGATATACGCAGATAGTGCCGAACCGAAGTCGATTGCAGAATTAAAACAAGAACATGGTATCAAGCGTGTTAAAGGTGTGAAGAAAGGACCTGACAGCGTAGAACACGGGGAACAATGGCTTGATGATTTAACTGCTATTGTGATAGATCCTAACAGAACGCCTAACATAGCAAGAGAATTTGAGAATATCGACTACGAAACTGATAAAGACGGTAATGTCAAACCGAGATTAGAAGATAAAGACAACCACACAATAGACGCCACTAGATACGCCCTAGAGCGTGACATGAGGCAGAATAAACTTAGCATACTTACGTAAACGAGGTGATTAGCATTAACTGGCCATGGGATAAACCATACCATGAACAAGTGGTAGAACAGATTAAACCGAAGTATGAAACACAAGAAGAAATGATATTGCGCTTAGTTAGAGAACATAAAGAGAACATAGACAATATCACGATGGGCGAAAGATATTATAATCATCATCCGGATATACTAGACGCTCCTTTCAAAAGAGATGTGAACGGTGACTATGACGAAACTAAACCAGACTGGCGCATGTACACAAATTATCATCAAAACTTAGTAGACCAGAAAGTAGCTTATGCAGTAGCTAATCCAGTGACATTTGGTGTAGATAACGACAAAGCGTTAAAACAAATACAACATACACTTAATCACAAGTGGGATGACAAGTTAGTAGATATATTAACTGCTGCAAGTAATAAAGGTATCGAATGGGTTCAACCTTATGTAGATGAAGAGGGAGAATTTAAAACGTTTCGTGTGCCTGCAGAACAAGCTATCCCTATTTGGACTAATAAAGAAAGAGATGAACTACAAGCATTTATCCGTGTGTATGAATTAGACGGAGCAGAACGTGTTGAGTATTGGACTAAAGATGATGTGACATTCTATGAGTTGAAAGAAGGACAACTTATCCCTGATTTCTATCGTAGTGAAGATCATATACAACCTCATTATTATCAAGGTAATAAATTGATGAGTTGGGGGCGTGTTCCTTTTATTCCGTTCAAGAACAACCCACAAGAAGTATCTGACCTATTCATGTACAAAACAATCATAGACGCGTTGGATAAGCGATTATCAGACACACAAAATACTTTTGACGAATCAGTAGAGTTGATCTATATCTTAAAAGGTTATGAAGGTGAAGATATGAAAGACTTCATGCATAACCTTAAATACTATAAAGCAATTAGTGTTGCAGGAGAAAGTGGTTCCGGTGTAGATACTATCAAAGTAGAAGTACCTATAGACTCTGTTAAGGAATACACGAAGATGTTACGTGATTACATTATAGAGTTTGGGCAAGGCGTAGACTTCCAGCAAGATAAGTTTGGTAATAGCCCTAGTGGTATTGCACTCAAGTTTATGTACAGTAACTTAGACTTAAAAGCTAATAAATTGAAGAATAAAACACTTACTGCATTACAAGAATTATTGCAGTACATTATCGACTTCTACAGATTAGATGTGAAAATGCAAGATATCGAGATTACATTCAATTTCAATGTAATGGTTAATGAGTTAGAAAACTCTCAAATTGCTATGAATTCTACAGGCTTATTATCTAAAGAAACTATCCTTTCTAATCATGCTTGGGTTGAAGATCCTGTAGCTGAAATGGAGAGAATAGAACAAGAAAACATAGAACTCAATCAACAACTCCCTGACATTGAGGAGGGATTGAATGGCGAACAACAAAGACAATCCGAAAATAACCAACCAGAATGACATCGACAACTACATCGATAAACTGATTAGCCAAGCTGATAAAGAGATAGAAACTCTATTTGCTAAACGTTTAAAAGAAATCAAACAGATTATTGCAAATATGTATGAAAAATACGATAGAGATGAACCACAGGTGACGTGGACTGAATTCAATAAATACAACAGGCTCAACAAAGAACTTAATCGTATAGGTCAAATGTTGTCACAAGACTATAGAGAAGTCGCTAAGGCTATCAAACAGTCGCAACAGAACATCTATATCGAAAAGTACATGATGAGCTTATTTTTGTATGAAATGGCAAGTCAAACATCTATGAACTTTGATATACCCACCACACAAACGATACAGACAGCTATAGAACAACCTATTGAGTTTATTAAGTTAGTACCTACACTACAGAAACACCGTGACGATACGTTAAAACGTATTCGTATGCATATCACACAAGGTATTATGAGTGGCGAGGGTTACTCTAAGATAGCTAAAGCGTTGAGAGATGACTTAGGAATGGCAAAGGCACAATCAGTAAGAGTAGCACGTACAGAAACAGGACGTGCATTGTCACAAGCAGGATTAGATAGTGCAATGGTAGCTAAAGATAACGGACTCGATATGAAGAAACGTTGGTATGCTACTAAAGATACACGCACACGTGATACACACAGACACTTAGACGGCACTTCGGTAGATATTGAAGATAACTTTCATTCTAGTGGTTGTATAGGTCCTGCACCTAAGTTGTTTGTAGGTGTGGCTAGCGCAAAAGAGAACATCAACTGTCGTTGTAAGTTGCTTTACTACATAGATGAAGATGAATTACCTACAACGATGAGAACTAAAGAAGATGGCGTAATACCTTTCACTAACTATAGAGAGTGGGAGAAGAATAAACGTAAAGCTAACACTTAATTGTGTTGGCTATTTTTTATGCCCAAATCATGCTCAAGGCGTTAAAAGGTGCAAACTCATGGTGGAAAAGACCACCGTAATAAAAAATGTGAGGAGTAGTAATAATGAAAAGAGAATTTTTACGTGGTTTAGGTGTCGAAGAAGATGCTATTCAAAAGATTATCGACGAACATCATGAAGGTTTGCAATCTTATAAAGAAAAAGCAGAGAAAGTTGACTCACTAAAAGAACAATTGGAAACTGCTAACGAAGAAATTAAAACTCGTGATAATCAAATCGAAGAACTCAAAAACAATGTTGGCGATAACGATGAACTTAAACAAGAGTTAGAGAAATATAAAGAACAAAACGCTAACTACGATCAAAAACTCAAAGACGTTCAGTTAAATAAAGCTATCGAAGTATCTTTAGCTAAAGAAAAAGCGATTAAACCTGAACAAGTAATCAAACTAATTGATAAAGATAATTTAGAAGTTGATGACAACGGAAATGTCAAAGGATTAGATGATTACATGAGTGAGTTTAAAAAAGAGAATGAGCATTTATTTGAACAATCTAAACCAAGCGGACGTACGCCGAATGACGGAAAAAGCGTTGCTGGCGGAATAACACAAGAACAGTTCAACAATATGAGCGTAGATGAAAGAACTGATCTATTTATGAATGATAGAAAAACATACGACGCTCTAATAAACAATTAGAAAAGAGGTTATAACATATGGCACAAGGAACAACAACTTTAAGTACACAAATCGTTCCAGAAGTATTAGCACCTATGATGCAAGCAGAATTAGATAAGAAGTTGAGATTTGCGCAATTCGCAGACATTGACAGTACACTAGTAGGACAACCTGGTGACACTTTAACTTTCCCTGCATTTGTTTACAGTGGTGACGCTACAGTAGTACCTGAAGGGCAAAAAATCCCTGTAGACAAAATCGAAACTAACAGACGTGAAGCTAAAATTCATAAAATCGGTAAAGGTACTGATATTACTGATGAAGCTTTATTATCTGGTTATGGTGATCCACAAGGTGAAGCAGTACGTCAACATGGATTAGCTATTGCTAACAAAGTAGATAACGACGTATTAGAAGCTTTACGAGGTACAAAATTAACGGTTAGTGGAGATATTGGTACATTAGCAGGTTTAGAAGCTGCAATTGACACATTCGATGATGAGGATTTAGAACCAATGGTATTATTCATTAATCCTAAAGATGCTGGTAAATTACGTGCTAGCGCATCCGAAAACTTCACTCGTGCGACTGAATTAGGCGATAACATTATCGTTAAAGGTGCATTTGGCGAAGCGTTAGGAGCTGTTATTGTACGTTCTAAGAAATTAGATGAGGGCGAAGCTATTTTAGCTAAACGTGGTGCAGTTAAATTAATCACTAAACGTGATTTCTTCTTAGAAACTGACCGTGATCCTTCAACTAAAACAACTGCTTTATACAGTGATAAACATTATGTAGCATACTTATATGATGAATCTAAAGCAGTTAAGGTTACTAAAGGCGCAGGAACTACAGACTCAGGCGCATAAAAGGAGGTAGTGACGTATGTATAAAGTAATCGAATACTTCACAGACTTACAAGATAACAACTATGAATATAACGTTGGAGATACGTTCCCTCGTAAAGGTTTAAATGTAAGTGATGAACGATTAACTGAACTATCCACAAAAGAAAACCGTCAAAACAAACCCCTTATTGAACGTGTAGAGAGTGATAAAGACTTAAAAGGTATGAAAGTATCAGAATTAAGAGAACTCGCTAAAGAACGTGAAATAGAGGGCTTTTCTAGTATGAAAAAAGATGAACTCGTTGAAGCATTAGGAAGTGTTAAGTAATGAACG